GGCACTTTTGTTTGAATGTTGAAAGCGGCTAACCTGCAGTACGCTAGGACTAGTCCATTAGTGACTTTCAGCTGTATCACATAACTTTCTCCATCTGTCAAAATTTTATTTTCTTGACCTAATTGTAAGTCTACGAGTGTGTGTTCACTATGTTTGTACGCCATGCTGGCGGTCACCCAAAGACCTTTCGGGTGGAGTTTTGCTATCTCGTCCAGAGCCCTTATAGTGTAATAATACGCGTCTGTATCAATTTCTTGTATTGTGGAATTGTCAACTTCCTTATAATTGAGATAATGTATACCAGCGTTGCCAGGTGCTCTGGCTTCCCGGTTTAGACACCTGTGCATATGGCCATCGTTGTATAAGTGCCACATCATGCTATTTGTGAATCCATAAGGGATAACCCCGTGTTCACAAGTTGTTGCTGGATGGAATGGCTGCGTTGGCAAATTGTCCGTAATCTGCATTTGTATTCTATCAGTTTGCGTGGTTTGTTGTAACCAGGTGGTCAGTGTCCAGTCTCTGGCCTTCACCTGCTTTGTCGTCCTCATGAGCACTGGGTGTTGATGTAGACTGTTGCTTTGGCGTGGTTCTTTGACATGCCAATCTAAGTTTGCGTTGTAAGTGTCAACCAGCTCATCGATTTTGCCAACGGCAAAAAGAATTGTATTGTTGCCCACTGAAGTTTTTGATCCACCTTGTAATATCTCACAGCTCAAGCATCCCATTGAGAGGATTTGATCAGTATAGCTAATCAAATCAACTGATGGAATGGTTGAAATATTGTATTTCTTCACGCCGCGTTTGCACATCAACAGCCATTGGTAATTCACACCGTTGACTATTAATTCTGGTTTTTCCTGTAATTTAGGAGGTGTTATTGTACCCCCGGGGGGGGAGGTCATGCATGTGACGTTTGACCCCCAAAAATCCGACCTGTCCAGTTCTACGTGTTCCGAATGAGCACGTGAAGTGCTCCCACTCTTTTTGATGTGTTTGTGGTTTTCTCAACATCTCACTCAAACCACTCAAGTCGTTGCGTACTTCTTCCTCATCTATTTTGTAGTACTTTGCGGTGGCACCAATTACTGATTGTTCTTCATAGTAATTGGGCAGAGTTAGCACTTCACCATAATGACGGTTCACTTGCCGTCCTGTTTTAGTGTCTCCCAGCATCATGTTGTATGAGA